GGTATTCTTAACCAGCCTGTATGAGAACTTCGTTACCGGCATCCTGACCGGCACAGAGTATCACGAAATGAAAGCAGGCTATACACAGAAAATCGAAACGGCAGTCCTGCGTGTGCAGCAGCTTCAAAGTAAGCAGAAAGCGCTGGAAAATCAAATGGAACGCTATACGGATATAGCCAAACGGCTGGCGGCAGTCAGCGAAGATACCGCCTTATCCGCCCTGCTGGTAAACCAGTTGATTGAACGGGTCACGGTAAACGGCCCGGATGATGTTTCCATTGACTTCTCCTTTGAGGGTGGTTTTGAGCGTGTGATGGAGGTGCTGGGGAATGAGTAACAGCCCGATCAGCTATGTGATTGCCCTCTATATCCGGCTCTCCACGGAGGACAGCAAGGTGGGCAGTTTCAGCATCGAGAACCAGAAAAACACGCTCCACCAGTATGTTGACGCTATGGAGGGTGTTAAGAATGTGGAGGTCTTGGAGTTCATCGACAACGGGTACAGCGGGACCAACTTCGAGCGGCCAGCCGTCCAGGAATTACTTGACCAGATGCGGGAGGGCAAAATCAACTGTATCATTGTGAAAGATTTTACCCGGTTTGGACGCAACAGCATTGAAGTGGGGTACTTTATGGAAATGGTTTTCCCTTTGTACGGCATCCGCTTTATTTCCATCAACGATGATTTTGACAGCGATAAGCTCCATGGAGACACAGGCGGCATCAATGTGGCGTTCAAATATCTGGTCAGTGAGTTTTACAGCCGGGACCTGTCCATCAAGTACAAGAGCGCCAAGTATGTGAAGTTCCGGCGCGGTGAATACCAGAGCAAGACCTGTCCTTACGGCTACCGGAAGGGCGCGAATGGCCGCATGGAACCGAATGAGGAAACTGCTCCCATTGTCCAGATGATCTTTGAACTGGCGAAGAATGGGTACAAACCGAATGAGATCGTTAAGGCTCTGTTTGAACGCCATATCCCCACACCTGCCGAGTACAAAGCGGCCCATGGCTACAACGGTCACGACATTTCCCGGTGCTGTGGGATATGGTCCACATCTTCAGTGGTACATATTCTGGACGATGAACGCTACACCGGCACCTACATCATGGGCAAGCGGGAAGTGACCGAGGTAGGCGGGCACCGGGTTCGGATGAAGGATGAAAGCCAGTGGGTCAAGATTCCTGACCATCATCAGGCGATCATCAGCCGGGAGCTGTTCGATCAGGTGCAGGCCCAGCGGCCCCGGATGAAGTCTCCCAAGAAGAACGCCAACGCCTACCCCTTGCGGTGCAAAGTGTTCTGTGGGTGCTGCCGTCACGCTATGCCGCGCACAGCAAACAAAAACCACTATTTTCAGTGTCGGCACAGCAAAGTAAATGAAGCCGCTCCCTGCCATGATCTGACAATCACAGAGGCGGAATTGGAAGGGATGTTATACGAAATCCTTTCCAAGCAGGCACAGATTATTTTGAATGTGGCCGACCTCGCCAATGCTGGACAGTTGGATATTCAGCTTGCGAAGCAGGCCGAATATGACAAGCAGATCGAGGGCTATCTGGACCAGAAGCGGGTACTGTATGAACAGCTCATTTTGAAGCAGATCACCATGGAGGACTACAAAATCCAAAAGGCCGCTGTTGACCGTGAACTTGACCGACTCCGGGGAATCCACTCCAATCTGAAAGCGCAGACTTCCCAGATGGAGATGGACGAAAAATCGAAAAGTACCAGGACTGAACTGGCGCGGGAAGTAGTTGGTGCTGGCGGTCTGACGGCTGGGCTGGCCGACACGCTGATTGACCGGGTGTATATCTATCCAAATAATCAGGTGGAGATCGTCTGGAAGATGAAGGACTTTTGCATGGAGATATGAGAAAACGCTCCCGATAGGAGCGTAGCGCACAACCGAAAAACTTCCTAAAAAACTTCAAAAACTTTTTGTCTTGGGCTTGACATTTGGGTGCCTAAGCTCGTGGAAGCGGAAAATGAGGGTATCCTCGTGGAAGTGGAAAACAGAACATGATATAATCATCTCAAGGGCTATGGTTTGCGCCATAGCCCTTTTCGTATAAGGGAGATGTTATCATGGCACGAAAAAGCAGAAAGCATCCTGAATTAACTGTTCCACTCAGTAAAGATGCTGTAGGCTACATCCGGTTGTCTGTTCTTAACAGAGATTCTCACGGGTCTGTGGAAAATCAAAAACTCATTATCGAAGAATGGGGAAAGAAAAACAAGATCATAATCTCCCGTTACTATATTGATAA